CAAACTATCGTGAGTCTCTGCTATTAATTTGTTTCTTGATGCATGAACCTGGGTCTTCTGGAATTCCGACTCGGACACCTCAACGAATGTCCACCATTCTTCGGTCATGTTGTTATCTGTTTCCCACGGCCGAGAGTGAATGCGTTCCTTCAGTATGAGTCTCTTCTCTACTTGTCTTCCTGGCATTTTTTCTTCGCCATAGTAGATATTCATGTGGTCACCAGCTTGGGGTTTTCTTGTTTGCCATCGCACAAAAACTGCCTGACCACCATTAAATTCGACCAATTTCATACTCATTAATTCCCCTCAATTTTTATTATGCGACATTGGCTAGTTGACGCGCACGGCAAACTTTATCTAGGTTTTTGGGAAATTTCAATTCTCGCAATACACCGACCAGGCTCATCGCACACGTATGCGGTTTTGCCATTGTCCAGGCGAATGATGACCATGTACTCTCTCGGCCTGTAGTAACCACAAGAGGCGCATTTCGCTGTTTCTAGAAATGCACCAACCGCCCTTAAGCCACCCCACAGGCCGGCGAGTGAAGCAAAGATGGCCAAGACAAAAACAGTGTTGCTCACTTCTTTCCCTTTTCCGAATCGTCAAGGTACTTGACAAGTGCCTCCCTAATAACTGAGCCAGTGGACAATTTGTTTTTTGCTGCGGCATCCTGAATGCGTTGATTCAGCTCCTCTGAGACATGAAGAACAAGTTTTGTGTATTGTTTGTTATTGGTCATAATTCCTCAGTGCTGAAGGTGGGATTTGAACCCACGTGTACCCCTACGGTTTCTACACTTTATAAGAGTGAGCCGATACTTCAGCCAAAGCTGATTTTTAATTGTCAGCTATGGCTATTCGTATTCGTTCAATGAGACTGCTTTTCCCATAACCAGTAATAGGAACCCTACCCACGTATGAGCCTTCCTTGATGACGACAAGAGCCGGGATTGACTTAATGTCGTACTTAACAGCGAACTCCGGATAATCCTCGATGTTCATTTTGAAGATTGTTACTTCTGATGAAATCTCACCAGAAACTTCTTCCAAGACTGGAGCGATTTGCTTACATGGACCACACCATGGAGCCCAAAAATCAACTACTACCGGAGTCTGGGAGGAGCCGACAAGTTCGTCGTAGGTGTCTGGAGTTAATTCGGTAATCATGATTTGACTATACATCCTAGGCGGGCCAGAAATACGGCATCTCGGGATTTTCGCCCCATCCAAACTGGGAATAATGACTGAAATCTTTTCTCAGTAGATTTGCACGATGCGATGAGTGGACTCGCTCGTCTCCCCACCAAAAAGGCATATCAGATGCGTCCGGCTCTCCGTAGGAGAGAATCTTTTCCCGACATGTGTCTTTATACCCCCTTGCTATCCATGCATCACAAATTGCGACACCATAAGCAATTAGGCCGTTAATGTTGTCTGCCCACATCTTTGCCGCTGGATGATTTTTCCACCCAAGTGACACATCGAGATTGCAGCGAATAAGTTGAAATGTTTCAACTCGCTGTTTGCCGAGACGGGCTCTATCAAGAACCATTCCAGATTCACAAATATCCGCATAAGGAACGAATGTCTGCACTTCCCCTCCAGAGTGTTAGTAGATGAGCTAATCGTATGCTGAGTTTGTCAACATGTCAAGAACATTTTCTGTCATCAACAGAAAACCGCGAGCTGGATTATCCGCACCACCAAGGTTGCGTTTTGTTGACTCATTAAATAGTGCAGTATTAGCACGGAGATATCTTTTTAATCTGGATACAGAGATAATTACAAATGCTCCGTCCGGAGAATATATGTAAACCCACCACTTAGCAGTCGTAATGTTGATTCCGCTAGGAACCCATACTTGCTCGCCATCAACTCGCAACCCCCTGGGGTTTTGGTTGGTTTCGACAACCATACGCCCATTTCTGTATCGGTCGCTTTTTACTTCAAAATCTCCACCCTCAAGCGAATCAAGGAATCCGGATACAAGAGTTTCCCCCTCTTGTCCGTATGCAAGGTCTGCCCTGAAGTCAAAAGTCCGTGCAGGTATGTCAAATTCAGCAGCCACAGTTAGTACCTTCTTGTTGGGGCTGGATTTACTCTTCGTCGAGCGGACCAGTGGTATTCAGTGTAGCGACGATAGCGCCCGATGCGTCAAGTGATTCTGATATGTCAGAAAAAACTGAATCGACAATCATCATCGACAGGTCTTCTGCTGAAAGTCTTGCCTCCATGAGGTCGTCCTGACTGCCGTCACCTTTATCGATAACTTCATAAATTACGTTATAAATACTGTCACTAAGTTTAAGTTTTGCTTCTGGGTTCGGCATGGTTGACAGCGTACTACATCCGTGGATATAGTGATGTCCCAACCCGTGAGTTCAGGAGAAAAATGAATACATCACCAATCACTGTCATCGGTAATCTTACCGCTGACCCAGAGGCAACATTCACCACTTCAGGCCAGATGAAGCTGACTTTCACAGTCGCCGCTTCTCACATCTGGTACGACAATGATGGTGCCAAGCAGGAAAAGACCAGCTTCTTTAATGTTGCCGCATGGCGATATGTCGCAGAGAACGCAGCCAAAACCCTCGAAAAGGGAATCGGAGTCATCGTATATGGTCGCCTTGAACAGCGCTCATACGAGGACAAGGAAGGCAATAATCGCTCATTCATTGAGCTAGTTGCCGAGGAGGTTGGAATTTCCACCCGTTCAATCGAAGAGGTTACCCGCCGTACCTCTAGTGGAAACACGCAGCAGGGCGGTCAGCAGCGCCCACAGGGCAATCAGCAGCGTCGTCAGCGTCCAGCCACCCCGGCTGGCGTTGGTGCCTCAACAATCCCTGGCATGGACTCATCAGAAGAGCCCTTCTGATATAGCCCCCCCCGAAGGGGTCCACCGTGGGAAAACCTGCGGTGGACCCCTTTTTTGTGTTCTAAAAATATTTCTTTGATTGGGGTTGTCCCGGTAGGACATACTGGTTACTATGTCAACACCTAAACAAAACACCTACTGAAAAGGGGAGTTATAGACATGTCTGAATATGACAAGCTCAAGCAAAAGGGAATGGGTAGAGGAAGGCCTCGCCATACTCCGGAACAAAAGGCAGAATCTCAGGCTAGAAATGCTGTTCGTCAAGAGGCGCGCAGGAGAGCACACCTGGTTCTAAAGAACAGACACTCGGGTGAGTTCACGGAAATTTATGAGCAGGAACTCAAGGCTCTTGCTTCAGAAAACTCCCCCGCAAAAAGGACAAAAAGCACTCGTAAGTAGTTGATTGCGGTGGGGTCGAGTATTACTCGGCCTCATCGCTTTCATTTTCGCTACCACTTTTTTTGGCGAGCCTATTCTTTGTGTGCTCGTAGATGGCAATCATGTCCATCATCTCTTCGTAGCCTTCACGTCTTTCGGTGTCGCCAATTTCTGCAACATAGTCGAGGTCAGCGTCATCTAGACCAATCCATGGAGTTGTCATATCTACTCCCTTTCTCGTCTTCTTGTTCGTTTTATGACTTTTTTCTTTGACTGGCCGTATTCAACTTCTAGCCAATCATCAAAGTCTTCATATGCCCCAGGGCTTGACTTTACGTATCTTTCGTACTCGGCTAGTAGCTCGATGTACTCATCATCATCCTGGTCAAACGACCTACCCATTTTAACTTCTCGCATTCCTTCCGGCAGTCTCTGCTGCTTCTGTATTTCTAACAAACTGTTCGCCTCTACGGCTGCCAAGAATTTTTTTACGATTTGTGGCTCTTCGTTGTGCTGGGGTAAGCCTAGACCATGCCTTAGCAGGGAGGTATCTCCTCGTCCCACCTTTTCTGATAGCTGGCTTATTATCTGATGTCGTCCATCTTTCTTTTGTCCACTTTTTTAGCGAACGCTGATTCTTTCCCAGCTTGCCCCTGTATCCGCCACCAGCTTTTCTGTATTCCATTGCGAGCATCTGTGCTTTTCTGGCTGACCATTGCCCTGGTTTGCCACCTTTAGACCCAGCCATAATTCTTTTTTTCAGACGTTCACGCAATTCTGGCTTTGTGTATGTCATGTTTGCGGCTTTAACCAGAATTTCTGGAGCTTCATTAACGAACGAGTCGATACTTTCCTCAACCCATGCCGCTGATTCGCCTACTGATTTAAATTCTCTCATTTGTATTTCCTCTGTATTTTACTAAGCCGACCACGGTGCTTCGCCGGGTTCCAGACCAAGCATTCGATAAACATCATCTAGCAGTTTTTTATTGATTGCCTGATTCTTGACATCTGGATTTGGATGAAAGAATGCACTGAATCCCTCGGCAATCATCTCCCTGCCGTTTGTGTGGGCATACGTTGTTAGTGTTCTTGGTATTGATGGAGTCGCCTCTAGGGGCATTCCGTCCCTGTGAGCTTTGCCAATCAACTCATCAACTTCGGCATTTTCATACATTTCAGCAATTCTTATAACAAGTGGCATTCTAGAGCTAGGTACTTGTTCTCCGCCGTACTTGACTCCGGTAACTGATTTCGCCGTGCGCTCATTTTCGCGCAGTGCTCTTTTCTGAAGCCAATGGCCATACTCGTGAGAAAGCGTAGATGATGCTGCTATGTCAATATTTGCCCTTCCCGGTCTAACAACGTGATTGGCATCTGCAATCAATGGGGATGTCTCAAAGTCTGGGTCATTTGACATCTGGTCAACAATCAGTTTTCTATTGAATGAAATAAGGTCTTTGCCAGTGAATTGTATACCCCTAACGAACGGCTCACTTTTTAAACCACGAGACTGCATTATTTGTTCTCTTTTAGCCTTTAGCGCTGGCTGATTCTCATAAAGCGATGCACCTTCTGGCGTAAGCATCACAAACATGGGGGCACCAAAGTTCTCAAATGCCCACTTCAGTGACGGGCTGGCCTCAAGAGAAGACTCAACAAGTTCTCTAATCTTTTCAGTCGATTCTTCTGAGTAGTCGCCCTTAATCCACGGACTCCTCTTCATTGACTCAATCAAGTTGTTTTTAAATGCATCCACAAAGCCTGGATTTTCACCATCTCGGGCAGGGAAGTAATCATCAAGCAGCATTTCTATGTACTGTTCATGGGATTCGGGAACAACAAGCTCTGCAATCTGTTTTGAGCTTAAGCCTTTTAGCCATGTTGAACTATTTCTAATAAATCGTTCCTCACCGCCAGGTTTGCTATCTCCGTATTTACGTGCTTTTGTCTTGGTTGCCCCAGATGAAAGTTTGTCTCCATCGGACTCATTGGCTAACGCGTCAAGGTAAGACTTCTTGTCTTCTTCAAATTTTGCTACTTTTTCGTCAAATTCTTTTTTACGCTTCTCCACAAACTCGCGTCGCGTATCTGGCTTTATTGCGTCAGCTGTCCAGCCATTTTCTATGGCCCTAGCAATGAGGTTCTCCATAACCATGGCTGCCGCTTCAGCATCAGCGTCGGCTGTGTGGTGCTTGTCACCAAGCTCGACATCCAGGTATTCCGTTATGGCCTTAAGACTGCTGGATGCACGTCTTTCTCCGTCGCGGCCGACCATTGATGGCCCATCTTGGTTTTCTGGCGTCCACTTTGGCAAGGTCATGGCGGACATGTCCATGGTGTCGATGTACCCAGTTGGTTGCCAATCTATGCCGTTTTCCTTGAGTTCATCTTCGAGAACGTTTTTATCGAAAGCTGCATTCTGGAGGCCAAGTATTGCACCAGCTCCAGCAAACTCAGCAAATTGTCTATGAGCGTCAGATAAAGACATCTGAGTAGATAGCCATTCGTCAGTAAGGTTCTCACCACCTGGACCACGGAGATACTGTCTCGACCATTCGCCAAGTGGTTCGCCTGGATTTATAAATACATTAAATCGGTCAACTATTTTGCCATCTCTTACTTTGACGGCACCAAGCTGAACCGGTTTGCCATTTGCCGAGCTTTTGCCAAACTCATCAAAAACTAACCCAGTTGTTTCATAGTCAATCCATACAACATCTCGGCCACGGTACTTTTCTGCGAATTCTTGCCAGTCTTTAACTCCATCGAAATATTCTTCCGCTCCGCCAATAAGTGGACCGTATGCCGGTGGACGTGGATACTGTGGAGCTTTGCCGCTAAAAAGAACCTCACTTCTACCAGTGTCAGAACCGAGCTTCCCAGAATTTGAATTTAGCAAATCTTCATATTCGTCTCGGCGCATCGAGTAGCCGGTTTCCTTTAATCCGTGCCATTTTGAATTATTGCCGAGTCGCGCTATTGAGTTTTCGCTCATTTCACCAAGCCAGTTGGCACCAATGAAAGAGCCAGATAAATTTGTGCCCTTGTCAATTTGCTCAATTGAACCACTCGGTGTATTTGCGTGAAGCTCAACATTTGCGCCTAGTTCTGAGGCAATCTTTAGAATTGCACTTGTTTCGGTTTTATTCCCGTACTCACCCGCAGTGAATATGTGTTTTGCACCCATTTCCCTGAGAGTTTGTGACACAAGGGAGTCGACGTCTTCCGTATCTGGATTTTCTAAAACTTTTATGGATTTCTTTGGAAGCCTCAATGGTTCATTGGGTGGTGGAACGAGCCCAACATCTACAGGATTTAAGGCATCAATGGAGCCGGGATTCATTTCAAGAACGTCTGAAAGCTTGGATACTATGATGTACCTGTTTTCGCCCTCGTCGTTTCTCTGCCTCATAAGATGGCCGCCGGCAAGGTGGTTCATTGCAAAATGAATTGTTTCCCTATCGTATGTTGCATCCTGGCCATCTAGATTCTTGAGAACCCAATCACCAAGAGGCCTAAGCATCAAATTGCCATCTTCGTCGAATTCCGGTTCATATTTGGTTTCATGAACTAGATATAAATCATCAATCGAGAGGTTGTCGAGACCGGCTCTTTTTAGGTCCTGCTGAACATCTTCTCTGTTGTATGACTGAAGATATGTCGCAGCTCTTTCTTCTTTTGCCTTATCTGCAGCAGCTTTTCCCACTTTGGCAAATTCATCGAATATGCTCATTGCCTCGGAGTCACCGCGCGACCCAGCATATAGAAGTGCCTCTATGTATGTAGGTTCTTCGTCGCCGGCAACTTCTGCTGACGATTTCGCATAAGCCCACTTTTTTGCTATTTCTTGCCCCTCTTTGGAGTCTGCTGGCAATCCTGAAATAACATAAGGGTTCATGGGTACGATTTTTGCATCACCGTCGTAGTAACCGGGGTCATCGGCCATTGATGCAGGACGTTCTGGTATGCCGAAGATAACCTTCTCGTCACCGATTGACCATTCACGGTATTCCTGACGTAGAAATGAATCAGACTCACTTGGCTTTTTTGCGACCGAAAATCCGCCATCACGCATACCAATAATTCCCTTGTTGGGAGAGGTGCTAAGTGAGCCATCTTTCAGGTTTCTGTCTATCTCTTCGACTACTGGACGCTCGCGAAGTTTTCCACTGGAAAGAAATATTGACTCTATTTCGCGGCTTGACTTAGGGGCGTTTGGTTTTACGTTGGGATTTTTTCTATTCCCATTAGGTACCCCAGGGCTGTTCCCATTCCCGCTCGGGACCCCCATCCATCTGGGGTTCGTGGTTCCTTCATCAACCCAGCCATCGCCGTCGATGTCTCTCGTTGTTCCCGTTGGGCGGCGTTTTCCTGGCTTGCCCCCAGTGGGTAGGTCAACATTGTTGTTTCGACCCCTATTTCTTCCAATTGATGGTCTATCTATTGCGCGACCAAGGAGTCGACGGCCAATTGACTTCTCCTCATGACCTGCACGCTTTCCACGACGTGACTCATCAAAGGGAATAGGGAATTCTTTATTCTCAGACATTCAAAGCAATAATACCATTGCTTTGGTGCTCAATAAATTTAGGTAATTTAGTGCTATAACCTTTGACGGCAGCGGGTGCAAACCTTTTTGCCGCCGGCCCATGGATAGAAGCGGATGAGGTCAATCGGGTGAGGGCAGTCAAGGACATTTGAGGCTGACTCATTCAATGCCTTACGAATCCATGCAGAGAGTGTCATTGCTTCTTTTTCAGCTGCGCTTTTCCAGCGCTCTCTTTCTGCTTCATTTGTCCGTATGAGGACCTGCTTGTCGGCTGGCCCCTCTTCGTCAATATTGCTTGTAGCAATGGTCGGCTCAATAGATTCCGCAACCTTGTCCATTGCTGCGCGAATATTTGAATGTTCTGGGTTATTGCTCATCGCCGTCCTCGTCTTCATCATAACCTATCTCAAGATACTCGTCCGTAGCGGAACCTTCTATCCCAACTATTTCGGCATCAATAATCTCTGCTTGGTCAGCACCCAGGAGAGACTTAATCGTGCCCTCTGGCAGAACGCCAGCAATGGCCATGAGTTCCAGAAGTTTCTTTGCTTCAGATTCGGCATCGAATCCCGTGGCTGGTTTATTCAGTCCTGGCTGTCCAGCGATAACTGCACGTATTGCTGAACTATTTGTATCCACATTGACATTCAAGTTCGTCTGTTCCATGCCAAGAAGTTTTGTTCTTCTATCCATAATAGAAAGAACCTGCTGTATTGCTTTTAGGTCTGGTTCAACTTGCATTTCTGTTCCGTCATCCATCTGGACTCTTCGGTGCTGTGTCATTGGCCAGATTGCCTGCTGGAGGTTGTCCAATCTTTCTAGCTCCATTCGAAGAACCTCTGGATAAGCAAGGATGGTTTCGCGATTCATCTTTTCTAGCTGTCTCTGAATTGACCTAGAGACAGAACTGGTCGACATACCAAATCTTCTGGCTATTTCGTTTACGGACGTGCCGGCCTGACGCATCTTAAAAATGCGCATATCCCTCTCATTGAGGAATTCTTTCGTTTGTATTGGTTTTGGCTTGTTGTCTTCGCTCATTTGTCTTTGCCGACCGTCATGAATTCGAGCACCTCGAATGGGAAAGTCTTTCCCCTCTTCATTTTAGTCGGCCATTGACGCTCGTCACGGGCACCTCGGAAATGTCTAACATCGTAGACGTAATCACCGAGAGCCATTGGGTCTGGCTGCAGCGAGATACCGAATTCGGGCCACCTGGACCATACGGCAGAACCAAATGGTCTTAAATCTCTGCTTGACATACTTGTACCCAATGGTGCGTGATGCTCAATCCATAGGGCACATCTGTACACAGTCCTGATTGTGTCAAGATATTTGGCGACCTCAATAGCAATTGATTCCGATGTTCTCCCACCTGGGTCTAGGAATGCTTTGTATAGAGGTCCTATAACAAGGAGCTCTGGCCTCACCTCATCCAGTGCTTCTTCCAGTATTGCCCTATCTGCGGCCTTGAGTAGGTCCATTCCCGATGGCTTGGTCAGCAGGTGAGCGTCAAGTCTGGATGTGCGTGCCATTCCCATGGCTCTCTCCGCTATTCCGCGAGATGTTCTACGAATAATTCTGTCTGGGTTTTCTAGGTCAACAGTAAGTGTTTTAATTCTTGGCATCGGCTGGAAAGAAAAAGGATGAATGCCGGCAGAACAAAGAATCCCAACTTGTCGTGCGAGCATTGTTTTACCAACACCCTCTGCGGCAACAACAATAACCCTTTCGGAACGCTCCAGCAGACCAGGGATTACCCACTCATACTTTTCACCAGTTGTCTCCTGGAGGAAGTCATTCCAGTGAACGAGCCTTCCTGTGTCGAGAACGAAAGAAACAGTAGCCGTCGAAAGAATTAGATTGCTCTTTAAAATCTTCTGCTTTATATCGATATCATCTCTTTGCAGAAGTTCTTGCAGCTTGTGTAATGCCTGCTCTTCTGGTGAAAGTTCTTCTACCTCTATTACTTCATCTATGAGTGGGGTGGTGCTAGACGATTCTTCGCTAAAGCTTTCCATATACTCAAGGTCATCGATTCCTAGGCCGGCGGAAAGATGGTCCGTAATGTCTTTGTGCTTGGGTGTATACCAAACCTGCGCACTACACCCAGCGTTGGTTAATTCATCAAGCACCTGTTGTGCGTGCTTCTTGCCCGCTTCATCATTGTCAGCAATGATTTCTACTGTTGCCCCCGCTAGGGCTTCTGTGTGGATATCCATCCAGCTACCAGCACCATTAGGCATAGTGGTTGCGATAATCCCAACATCAATGAGGGTGTTGGCATCCTTCTCGCCCTCAACAACCCAGATAGGGAAGCCTTGCTGCTTTGCCGTCAATACTGCTGGGAGATTATAAAGAGGTCGAGGTATGTCGCCAAGCGAGTACTCCCATCCACCAGCGCCATCAGGCTTCCTTTGCCTAAAGGTTTTCTTGCCATTCTCATCCACGTAGCGCAGTTTCTGAAAAAGTAAAACACCGTTCTCGTCCAGGTTTTTTTCTGTTTTTTCTGGTTGCTTGAGAGTGCGGATTGGTGCTGGCGCTTTACTGCCGAATCTATCGATAGAAAAGCTTTCAGAACTCGGTGGCATAAGGTCTGCTGGTTTGAGACTAACAGCATCACAAATCTGCTCAAAGTTGCAGCCAGAACCACGGTGACAAGTTACAAGAACACGACCGTCGTTACCCTCAGAGATTGAAAGCGATGGGTTGTCGTCATCACTTCTGCAGGGGCAACTAGAAACCCAACCCTTGCCAGACTTTCTTACATTTTGAAGTCTGCTAAGGAAGTTCTCTGTTTGTTCTGATGGGTGATTACTCATCCCTCAAGGCCACCTGTTCACGCGAGACCATGATAAAGGGCTCACGAGGAACCATTTGAATTTTGAGAAGTCGTCTAATGGCGTTCCGTTCACGCTCAGTCTTTCCTCCCCATATTCCATGCCCCTCATGATATAACGCATAACTGAGGCATTCAAGTTTTTTGATACAGCCGAGACAAATCCTCTTCGCCGCTTTCCCATCCTCAATAGCCTTTTTGTAATTCTCTGAGTAGTTGCCTTCATCACTACGAGATGCGTGCGGATACCACATTCTTGGGTCATGACCCTTGCATGCGCCATCTCGCGGGGGCTCATCGATTCTTGTAATCCTGTTTATTCCGTGGATTACTTCTTCGTACATTGCCCCTCCATGTTCAGTTCAACC